TTTGACCGACGCCGGCATTTTGGCAGTACTCACCATTACGACAAAGCGAGGCGTTGTGTTGTTGTTGTCTAGTTCATTATTTGTCATGATACATTCCTTTGATAATCTCCGCACCATTGCAGAGAAAGCAGACAAGCGAGAATCGAACCCGCTCAAGCGTTAATGCTGCCTTCACCAAGCTGTCCTACTCTGTGAGTTATGCCGCTTGATGCTTGCAACGTGTTTCAAGAGGTGAATGATGTTCTATCCGTCTCAAAGAGCTCCACCGAACATACAAACATTGGCTCCCACACTTGCCACCTAGTGTCTGCTGCTTGCATCATGTAGCCTGTCCGTCAAACTGTCTCAAGCAATCTTGCATTGTCTTGAAAATGTGCTCCGCCGGCTGCATGATGCTGATACGCTCAAGCTGTCCTACTCTGTGAGTTATGCCACTTGCTCGTATCGCGTGTATTTGTTGTTGCTGTTGTTGACTTCTGAGACTGTCTTCCTCTCCGCTTGATGCTCTACGCATGGCGTTGGCTTTCGCATGAGGTTTCGCTTGCTTTCGCTGTCCCATTGTCATTCGCTTATTCACTTGTCAAATACGTATGCTACTAATAGAACTATAACTTGTTATCGTCATCCTGTCAACCACAATAAAGGAAAATTATCCAGAATTTTCTAACCGTCGTAAAATACAGTACTTACAGAGCCGAAAATCTGTCCAAAAAACAAAACAACCGATAGAAAATCATGCTAAACCACCTCTTTTCCAGCGATTTTGGAGCATGACTGACGCGCAGGGAAAACAGAATTTTCAATTCTGCCTTTCCCTGAGAAACTTTGTCCGAATTAGACATGTGGAGACGAGAATGGGATTAACGAGAATCCAAATCGCTCGAGCAAAAGCAAAGTACAGTATGAAGGTGGTCAACAACCTCCCCAAGAAGCGCAAACTACGACCCCGCATACGTAGGCAACGCTTCATGGCTGCACTGTTTGACTCGTGCGGCATACTGACGGTGATAGGCGAGAGGCTGGGGTGTACGGCTGCAACAGTGAAGCGATACTTGGACAGGCCGGACTGGGCAGACATAAGGGAAATGTGGGAGGAGGAGAGGGAGAAGCTTATCTGCCTCGCAGAGTGCCGCATCAAAAAAGTCCTCGAGAACAACAGCCCTTCAATGGCTCAAGTATCAGCGCAGACAGCAAGGTGGGTGCTGTCCCGTTTAGCAAAGGACAGGTATGGCGACACTAAGAGGATGGTGTTAGAGGGTGGGGATAAGCCCATCGAAGTGAACAACAAGCAGGTATCTATTGATTCGCTCGATTTGCCATTAGAGGTCCGCAAGACACTTCTTGAGGCGATGGAGAAGCAAGAAGGTAATGGCGACAGTCAATAAATTACAACTTGAGGCGTCAGTGTGCAGGGATGACTTTGAGGAGTTTTCAAAACGTCTATGGGCTACAGTTGTGGTCGAGCCTTTAACATGGAACTGGCATATGTCAGTCCTCTGCCATGAACTGCAAACAGTAGCAGAGAACGTATTTAATAACCGACCCCGCCCCTACGACCTCATAATCAACATAGCACCAGGCACCAGCAAGAGTCTGCTTACCTCTGTATTGTATCCAGCTTGGATATGGACAAGGATGCGTTCTGCGAAGATCATTTGCGGCTCATATGCGTTCCCCTTAGCCATGGATCTGTCCCGTAAATGCAGGGACGTGGTTACAAGCGAGAAGTACAACGCGCTGTTTCCTGAAATAACGCTTAGGGAGGATCAGAATGCGAAGGGCTACTTTATCAATGAGTCTGGAGGTAGTAGAGTAGCAGTAGGGACGGGAGGTTCAATCACAGGCTTTCATGGGCACTTCATTTTGATCGATGACCCTATCAACCCTGAGGAGGCGGTAAGTGAGGTAGAACTGAAGGCAAGTAACAGATGGATGACCGAAACAATACCCCATCGTAAAGTCCATAAAGAAGTCACCGCTACTGTCCTCATCATGCAGAGGCTCCATCAAAACGATGCAACAGGACACTTATTAGAAAAGAGGCCGGATACCATACGGCACATTTGTATACCGGCAGAACTAACCGACGATGTAAGACCACGCAGTCTGCGCAAGTACTATGTTGACGGTCTTATGGATCCTGTCAGAATGCCCAGGCATGTGTTGCAAGAGGTGCAGGCGACGGATGATGCTGTTTATCAGGGACAGTTCCTTCAGAAGCCCACGTCCAGAGGCTCCATGTTCTTGATAGAGAAGGTGCAGATTGTGGACAGCATCAGGCATGGTGCTGTTGTGCGATACTGGGATAAAGCAGGGACGGGAGGGAAGGGTGCTTTTACTGTAGGCGTTAAAATGGCTGTTGTAGGGACGGGGAATGCTAGACGGTACATCGTGCTGGACGTTGTAAGAGGGCGTTGGGAGGCTTTCGAGCGTGAGGAGATCATTAAGCAGACTGCACAGGCAGATGGTAAGGGCGTTCTAATTGCCATCGAGCAAGAACCAGGGTCAGGAGGCAAAGAGTCTGCACAGACCACGATAAGGAACTTGGCGGGTTTCAGAGTTCGCAAAGACAGACCTGTAGGTGATAAGGTGCTGAGAGCTGATCCTTTCGCCACGCAGCTTAACGGCGGTAATGTGATGCTGCTAAGAGGCGAGTGGAATAGGCAGTATCTAGGGGAGCTTGAATGCTTCCCCGATTCGACATACAAAGACCAGGTGGATGCCTCAAGCGGAGCCTTCGCTTTCCTATGTGATACAAAACGAAAGATAGGAGTATTTTAATGGGACACTTTTTGACTAGGCAGCAAATGGCGGCGATGATTGACGGTGAGAATAGAGACTTGGATAAAGTCTGTGGTTACCCTGCTGTAATTACACCAGCCCTGTATCGAAGGATGTATGACCGAGAAGGCGTGGCAGCAAGGGTCGTCAACTGTATGCCTGAGGAGACTTGGGCCGAGGACCCCATCATATACGAGACAGAGTCCACAGAAAGGGAAACTGATTTTGAACAGCAATGGGATGAACTTAACGTCCAGCACAGTCTCCTTCACTACTTACAGCGTATCGACATACTGAGTGGCATAGGTCGCTTCGGGCTGTTGTTGATGGGTATTGACGATGGAGAGGATCTTAACGTGCCAGTCCAAGGAGTGGTGGGCGATGGTGTGAACAGGGGCAATAAATACCAGTTGCTCTACCTCAGGGCATTTGATGAATCTGTTTGCGTGGTGCAGGACTGGGAGAAGGATCGCTCGAATCCTCGATACGGCCAGCCTACTCTGTACGGTATCACGTTTCAAGACGAAGGCGGCTCAAGCATCACCAGCTCAGTACACTGGAGCAGGGTATTGCACGTTGCGGACGATAGGCGAATGTCAGAGGTCTACGGAACGCCTCGAATGGAAGGGGTGTTCAATCGCTTGTTCGACATACGCAAGGTGCTTGGCAGTAGTGGGGAGATGTTTTGGCAAGGTGGGTTCCCCGGCATGTCTTTTGAAATGGACCCCGAACTTGTCGAATCAGGCGTGGAGATCGACAAGGACGCAGTGCGGAGAGAGTTTGAGGACTATGTTAATGGACTAAAGAGGTGGCTGGCAGTTGAAGGTCTGAGGGTTAAGACACACTCGCCCGCAGTAGCAGATCCTACGCCTCATGTTGAAGCGAACCTTAAAGCTGTCGCCATTGCAAAGGGCATCCCTTTCAGGATCCTTTGGGGATCAGAGCAAGCACAACTCGCCAGCGCCCAGGATGCTCGCAACTGGGCAAAGCGATTGAAGAAACGACAAACCTACTACGTCACGCCTCTAATTGTGCGTCCCTTTGTTCATAGGCTGGTTGAGTTCGGTGCCCTAGCGCAGCCTAAAGAAGTGAAGGTGGACTGGCCTGACCTCGCCTCGCTTAGTGACCTTGAGAAGGCACAAGTGGCGAAGGAGCAGACGACGGCGATGGCAACGTACTTGCAAGGGCGAGTGGATCAGATGATTAGTCCTAGAGCATTCCTTCATCATGTGATGCAGTTTGACATGGACACCTCAAGGACTTTGATTGATGAGGCGGTGGTTGACTTGCAAGACGAGTATGAAGGCGATGAGGAGGACTTCACGGACAATGCCTAAGAATCCGTTACAAATAGATCCTTCAAGAACCACCTCTATACGCAGGCAGTTTGTAGCAGAGATGAACAATCGCTTTCGAGAACTGCGAGGAGCGATAAGGAAGCTGGTTGATGAGGATGACGTTTTCGGCCTCAAGCAAAACCTCCCTATCACGTTCAACAAGCAGGAGTGGCGATTCAAGGAAGCAGATGAAAAGTTACTCAGTTTCAAGCGATGGTTCAGGCAGAAGGTCAATGAAGGCGTCTTGAGTGTTGATGCTAACGGCAGGCCCTGGACGCAGAAGTATGTAGAGTCTGCATATAAGCGAGGCATCAACAGATCATACATGGACGCTCGTCCCAAGGCAATGCGAGAATCGCTTGACTTTTACACAGGGAAGAGGAGGCAGTTCTTAGAGGACGCCTTCATGACCTCCGAGCGTACAAGCAAGATGCGATTGCTTGCCACGCGAACATTTGAGGAACTCGACGGCATCACCAGTGCCATGTCCCAGCAGATGGGCAGGGTGTTAGCAGAAGGACTGGCACATGGGTATGGTGCTGCACAGATGGCACGAGACTTGAACAAAACGGTCTACGGTCTCACCAAGACACGTGCCAGGGTAATTGCAAGGACTGAGGTTATACATGCGCACGCAGAGGGGCAACTGGACGCCTTCGAGGACTTGGGTGTCACTCATGTAGGCGTTCTGGTTGAGTGGCTTGTCACGGATGACGATAAGTTATGCGAGGCGTGTGAAGAATTGCGGGGTGTTGTTATGACGATTGACGAGGCTCGTGGACTCATCCCACGCCATCCTAATTGTCGTTGTGCCTTCGCCCCTGCGAACGTAGGCGAGACGGACCAAGGACGCAAGGCAACGGCACGAGAAAAGAAGAAGGCGTTTAACGCTTCAATCAAGCGCGAGCAAAAGACAGCGGAGACGGTACGTGAAGCGAAGGAGCGGACGTCATGGGCAGGCAAGGGCAAAAACCTATCAACTGTGGAGATTGATTAAATGCAAGGACGCTTGGAAAGACGGGCTCAGTTAGAGCGTGAGAAGGCTTGGGTAACCTCTATATTGTCACAAGCACAGTTACAGGGCTTCTATGGAACATTGACTATACAACTGGATAAGGGCAGCCTTGTCAGAGTTGTTAAGGAGGAGTCTTTGAAGATGCCTCACGATTTGGGCTAAAATAATTTTATTTTGTTCTTGCATTATGTTTGATTAGGCTGTATTAGACGAACTTAGACAACTGAATAGGACCGAACAACGGGACGCCTCGTAATCCGCGTCCCGTTTTTTTATGGCTAACTGGAGACACTGAAAGTGGATAAGACATTTGAAAGGATCGTGGCGAATATAGGGGCTGATAAGGCTTTAGTTCGCAATGAATCGCTCGAAGGACGTGATTACCTAGTAGTCCCTATGGTCATGCTTACGGAGGGTGTGCATCAAGGCAGCAATGGCCCACTGTACTACCCGCCCGATGAACTTGCCAAAGCCCCAGTTGTCTGGAATCACAAGCCTGTTGTTATCTACCATCCCGAAAGAAACGGCATGCCTGTATCAGCCTGCGACCCCGATGTTATCAACACTCGGAAGGTCGGCATCATCCTGAACACCAAATTTGAATCGGGCAAACTCAAGTCCGAGGCATGGCTGGATATGAAACGCCTCAAGGAGGTGGATGAGCGTGTGGTTATCTCGCTTGACGAAAAGAAGCCTGTATCTGTGAGCACAGGTTTGTTTACGGACAATGAGGCGACAGATGGGGAGTGGAACGGGGAGAAGTATATTGCCATCGCAAGAAACTATCGTCCAGATCATTTAGCCATTCTGCCTGACCAGAAGGCTGCTTGCTCGATTGAGGACGGGGCTGGGCTGCTTATGAACGCCTTGCACGACCACAGCATCAAGAAGCAAGACCATAAGCTGCTCCAGGCACTCGTCGCCGTCGCCAATCAACTGAGCCATGACGATATCCGAGGCAAGCTGCAATCGCTGGTATCGGCTGGGGATGGGCCGGATGATTTTACATATGTGGTAGAAGTGTTCGCCAACTATGTCGTATTTAGAAGGAAGGAAAAGTTCTATTGGCAAGACTACGAACGCAAGCAAAATGAAATATCCCTCGTAGGGAGAGCGGAAGAAGTGGAGCAGGTTATCAAGTATGTACCTGTTTCAAAGAGTACAAAGTTCCAAACACACAAGGAGACCATAATGGCAAACAAGGAACTTATCGACAGCATCATTGGCAATGAAGCTCTGCCTTGGAGCGAGGACAACAGGTCTATGCTCGAAGCCATGAGCGAAGTCCAACTCCAGGTATTGGCGAACGCTGCTGAGGAGAAGGAGGAAGAGAAGGAAAAGGAAAAGGAAGAGGAAGAGAAGGAAAAGGAGAAGGATACTCGCAATCAGCAGAATCCCCAACCTGTCACCCTTGCCGAGTACATCGCCCAGGCTCCCGAAGGCGTCCGGGAAGTGCTCGTCAACAGTATGCAGGTGCTGTCGGACGAAAAGGCGAAGCTTATCGGCATCATTACGAGCAACAAGGCAAACTCCTTTACGAAAGAGGCGTTGCAGGCGAAGCCGCTGGGCGAACTGAAGGCGCTGGCTGCGCTGGCTGCTTCGACCAAGCCTGCTGTCAACTTCGATGGCATGGGGTTTGTTGCCGACCCCACCGTCAACACGGAGGAAGGGCTTAAGATGCCCTCCGTTTTCTAAGAACACGTAAACCAAGAACAATCTTCAAGGAGATACACAATGAAGAATGCCATCCATCTGATTGGCGACTTTCGCAGGGAAGAGGCAATTGCATCCGGTACAGTAAAGCCGGGCATGTGGCTCGACACGACCAACCAGGACAAGGTTCAAGCACATTCGACACCGGGCGGGTACGCAGAGCGGGCGATTGCAGTAGAGGACGCTTTGCAGGGCAAGTCTATCAATGACAACTACGCGGACGGCGCGTTGGTGGAGTTTAACATCGTCGCCCCTGGCTGTGAAGTTCAGAGCATCCTCAAGGCCGGCGAGAATGTCACCATAGGCACCAAGCTTGTAAGTGATGGTGCAGGTCGCCTCATCGCCGAGGATTCGGTGGGCAGTGGCGTCGTTGTCAAGCAGATCCTTGCAATCGCAAGGGAAGCCAAGAATCTGTCGGCAAGCGGAGCGGTCGATGCTCTGATTGCGGTGCGGGTGCTGTAAACAAACAGGGGAGACTATAGGTCTCCCTTAAAACGAGATAGGAGAACAAACAATGGATTTTATTCTGAACGGACAAGCAACTGGCAACGTGGCTGCCACGCTCGTCAGGAACAATCTTGACGTAGGCTGCCTGCGTCCCTTCATTGGGAAGGACGGGCGAAGTTATATCACCATGAATCAGAACGGACAGGACATTACTGTCCCTCTGACCAACACCACTGCAACTCTGCGGAAGGATGATTGGATGCAGCTTGACGATGCCATTGTTAAAGCCGCAAAGCCTCGCCTTCGTGCAGTAGGTGACCTTTTCACAAGAGGTCTCACTTACAACATCCCGAATGGGATGGGCAAGACGGTGCTGGAAACGGAACGCCAGTCTGACATTAGCCCGGCGACAATCAGCATGGACGGACTTCGGAAGTCTCAAGCGGACCGCCCGGTGTTCGACATTCTGAACTTGCCCCTGCCGATCATCCACAAGGATTTCG